AATGATCATCTAAATCTTCTTCTATAGCTTCTACAAGGTGATTAGAAATAAATGTGAATCTTCCACCAGATGGAAATTGTTTCTTAAGTTCCTCCGCATCTGCCTTCTCTAGTTTATTAAATGCCCAGTTCCTAATCCAAACAATCTTAACTATAACAGTATCTTGGGCATCTCTAGAATCATCATAATGTTGCCTAAGATAAGCCTCATTATTATCATCCTCAACTTCAGAATCTTTTATCTTATCATAGAAATCAGGGAATACCGCGCGCATTCTAGCAGAAGCATAATCTATACGTAGAGTAAGATAGGGTGTTTCATCTTGGCTCTTAACATAAGAAGGAATTTCTACATTCCTTGGGCCAAAGGCTCTAAGTAATACTCTACTTTTATCTGCAGGGTCTAGAGTTGGTACCTGCTCTGATGTCGTTTCAAAAGAGACTTTTGGAGCTACATCCTTCTCGCAATCCCTACAATATGGAACAGCAAGTTCTTCCTCTTCCTTTGGCATATCTACAGAGGAACCACATTCAGGGCAAGAATAATTTTCAATCTCTACTTGTTCTGTTCTAAACCCTGGACGAGAGAACGTACCATATTTCTTATCCTGGTGTGTATAATTCCACACCGCCGCAAAATCCTGATTCCATAAAATATGCAAGAGCTTAACAAATAGAGTACCAAAATTATTATGACTCTGAATAATATCAGAGATGATACTATAAGCCTTTGCAGTGTTAACATCCTCAGCATCCTCCGCATTTTCTGGAAAAAACTGAGCATTAGGAATACCAGCACTCAGAGCAGCTATAATACTTTCTCCATGAGCCTTAATAATATTAGCTTGTCTAGGACTTTCATCTATGCTTTCTTCACCAGGAATGACTACTCCATTAACAGTAGAATATGATCCTTGATTCTCATCCCAAAATGAATACTGTAAATCATTCCAATAGTTATCTAAACGCTTCCATATTCGAGTTCTTCGGGTTCTAAAATCTTGGGATTTAGTTTCAAACTTCTCCACAAGAGGATGAACCTTATCATAGAGTTCTTCTAGATTTTCAAGAGACGTACGTTTCCCCTCAGGAGTATAAGGGAACTTAGTATTTCCAACAGTAGGCATTTAGAATTTCTCGCCCTTCTTCACCTGAATATGGAAATGTTCATTTACTTTCCCCAGGTGTTCTAGCAAGACTCTAAACATAGGTTTGTCCTTACCACTGAGAGCATTTAGCTCATCTTCAAGGCTCTTACGAAACCTAGATTTAGAATTCTTCGAAGGAAAATTCTTAGATCTAAGATCAATAGCTTCATTAGTATAATGCCTAGAATTCTTTTGGTGCTTCCCATCATTTATACTTGTAACAACTAACACCTTGGGAACGCTAGTACTTACAGTATGAGTATGTAAAATAACATTAAGCATAAAACTTAATGCTTTATTAACCCGTTTTAACCTCACCCCCGCTTTGAACGCTATCAAGAGTCTCCTCCGCTTTCTTTATTTTCTGACCCCATTCTTCTTTAACTTTATCTCCTGCCTCAGATTGGGAAGCCTTTTGCAATTCAGCTTGCCTTCTTCTCCAATCTACAATGCCACCAACAGGTTTAAAGTTTCCTGGGATATTTATAGCTTGACTAGACTGTTCATCAGATACCCTGAGTACAGCTAGAAGACGATGATAATACTCATCCTTTTCTTCTCTAGCCAATCTTAACTGTTCACGGTAAATCTCACAGCTATAACATTCTGGTCGCTGTATACCAAACAACTTCCTAATAAGCTCTCCAATAATCATCGTCTACCTAACCTTCTTAATCTCTTAACCGAGCGATTACGAGAGAGCCTTTGCCTATCAAGAACTTCCATCTTTCTATAAAATGATGTCATATCCCCTGTAGTTTCTAAACTTCTAACCGCTCCCGCCCGACTTGCTAAATCCTCAAACTTAGTCTTAGATTCTCTAATATGTCTTTGGTAAGCTCTACACAGATAACGGAGAGTATCATAGGGATCATCTCCCTTAAACTCTGCTACGTCTTCTGTTTCATTACCATCCTTATCCTTACCATAAACACAATTAGGAACTACCTCTGCTAGTCTTTCACAAGTATCAAAAACTTGTAACTTAGGAATATTAACTTCTTCATCATGAGTTTTAAACTGATCTAAATATGCTGAGTAAGCTCGTAATCCTTGGTCTCTTAAGATAGTATTAGCTGTAACCTCATCATAGTCCTTAACTGGTCCTGTCCTAGGTATCTGCCTCCATCTAAGTAATTCTTGAAGTAATACTTTACCAGAAATTCTTGACCCCGCACCCTTGTCTGCTTTTCGTGGGTTTAACTCAGATGCACTCCTAAACTGTTCTACTAAAGTATGTTCCTCTCCTCGCTCTTCAAATGCAGTAGAGTCCATAACTATATCAGCTAAAGCATCCCCACCATTTAGATCTCTAACTGTAGCACCCCAGATAGCTACCTTTTCTCTTTCTGCTCCAAACTCTCTATAGATATAAAGTCTACCATCAGGACTTACCGCACCCCACAAACTATAAGCTAGTGCATCGTAACCCCAATCAATAGCAAGAATCCTAGGCCAGAAAGAAGGAATAGGAAAAGGCTTAATAATATGTTTAGCATTTTCAGGTTCTCCATCTAATGGCTCTCTTCTCCAGTCTTGAAAAACCTGCCCTTCAAATGTCCACCAGTCACCTAGTAACTTAGCCGCCCTTTCTGCTGGAGGAAGCATCTCTAGGAATTTAACATACCTAGGGTTCTTCTCCATAAGCTCCGGATTATCGTATACCGAAGCTGGAATAAATACTCTAAGCTCTCCAGATCTCTGATCTCTAATTAACTTCCCACCTTCTTTACAGGGTTCGACGAATCTTTTTCTAACCCAGGTGTGTCCGATATTTCCCGGGTTACTCGCGGATCTGATAATTGGTGGTATACCCACGAGGCTCCGCATTCTGGAAAATAGATATCTATACATCCATTCTGTGAAGGATGTAACCTCATCTGGTGCGAAGTACTGGTACTCATCGCCATCGTAATTTCTGATATCTTTTTCATGTTGTGCATGTCCAAATCTTATATATGAACCAAAAGCAGGCCAGTGATATCTTTTATATTTATCCTGCCATACCGCCCCAGTTTGAGGATAGTATTTATGTGCTCGTAATATAATCTCAGACTCTAACTCAGGAAAAGTCCTTCTCATTATAAGTCCCTTGAATCCTTTATATTTATAGAACTCATAAAGGAGAGGGAGCATTACTAGTATTTCACTTTTTCCTGGTCCTGCACTTCCTCCAAAGAAAGCCTCAAAGACATCAAAAGGAATCTTTAAGAACTCTTCCTGTTTAGGGAAAGGTTTCCAAGTAACATCACTCATTTCTTAATTCTACGACGGACAGGCTTGTTTATCATATCAAACTTACCAACAAGCTCAGAAAGAGTAGTATTCATCTCATGTGACTCTTTTTGTATCGTAGTAATACTATCTTTCATATTTGTAACTTCTACTTCTAGCTTAATCCACTCTGTATGTTTCACTGTATCAGAAGCTAGAGCATTTCCATTTCTTTGAGTTAAAGTAATCTTAAATAACTGGTAAAGTTTATCTATAGCTAAAAAGGCTATAGCTCCAGCTACACCTACTTCACTAACCGTTATAGTGTCTCCAAACATTCTAGCTCCTTGAAGCTATAACATTCTGTAATGCAACCACCGCATCTATAACTTTCCTTGTAGCTTCTTCTACATCTTCATCATCTAGCAGATCTTTATTAGCTCCTAGTTCTGCTACACCTAGAATACTCTTAACCATATAAACAGCAGCATCCTGTTTATACTGTCCTTTCTGTGTAATAAACTTTTCAACCCAACTAACCGCCTCAACAATAAATGGTAGGAGCCTAGCTCCCGTCGCTAGCCAATTCATCATTAGTTATCCTCTGCCCACGGTGTTCCAGAGATCACTTTGGGTTCCACACGATTCTGCATGATCTTCTCACATCGCTCTTCGATATCTTCCACAATCCCTGCTCCCATGTATGCATGTAGCCACCCCACAACCTCTCCCTCAGTTACCTCATTATAGGGTGTAAACGAATCAAATGGAAACCTGTCTGGCGGTGGGGGTTCGATACCCTGCCCGCCTGTGAGATCAGCGGAATATAGTGTATGATCTATTGTCGTTGACTGTGTACAACACCAATGGACTCGAAAAATTACCTGCGCGTGATCGTCATATTCGGCATACGCCTCAACTTTTTTAATCGTCCATGTCGCGGCCATATCTTTAGCCCCCTACGCTACGTGCCAGACTACATACTTGATGATATCGCTGGCTTGGACATCCCCACCAAGACCAGTACGGATGAGGTTGGTATAGCCGTTGATATAGGTAATATAGTTATCCGATGAGGAATGCCCACCGTGAAACACATTTGTCGAGACATCATATATTCCGCCTTCAATAGACTGGTAGGCCGATCTATTGATAGTGGTTGTCACATCAACATAGCCATTAGTAATATCTGTGGCATCAAGTGTATGATTAAATTGTGACACCATCACGGCGGTCCCTGTGCCTGATGTAAGACCAGTGGTAACCTTTAGTACTCCCGGAAATTCTGCCGAACTATCACCCTTCAGGCGCAACATCATTTGCCCAAGGCCATCAGTTGGTCGTCTATTGAAAAAATTAAAATCGCAACTGACGCCACCGACAGATCCCATCGCAATCGCAGCGTTTGACCCGTCATCAGTGGCGATGAGCTTGAACACACCTCGGCGGGCGGCATCTCCGCCGTCACCAGCAGCAATATTAATTAGCTGGTGCGCGTCAGCGTCGTTGCCATACATATTGACCCCGATATCATCTCCAATGCCTTCAACTTCAATATTGCCGTACACATTGTTGAAATCGCTGAGATTGTAAGCCAGCCGACCATTGGCGGCGATACGCATATGATCGCCAACCGCCAGCGTTGAGTCTAAAGTAGTAGCCCCTGTAACATCTAGAGTACCGCCCAAATCTACATTAGTAGGAAGTCTAGCATTAGCTAATGTACCTGAAGATACATTACTTCCATTTAGAGTAGTAAGATTAGCTCCACTTACAGCAGCTATAGCTCCAGTAATCTGTCCACCAGGGATGGCAGTCAGATTAGCTGCACTAAGATTATCTATAATCGTAGAACTTAGTGGCCCATTAATCTTACCATCTGTACCAACTAGGGCTACATTACCAGATCCAGCTTCTAGACCTCCAGCAGTATCAATAGAGTCTGCCGCGGTTCCAGTAACATCTAGTTCAGCTAAAGTAGTCCCCGCACTAACTAAAGTATTAGTAG